TGATGGCAAGGTAAAACAAATCGGGGTTTTTGTGGATCTTGAAAACGCAATAACGGCCAGAGAAAAGGCCGAACGTGAATACTATCCTAATTATTTTAAGGATGCGGCTTGACTGATTGCGTAATTTAAACTAGTCTATCAGAACAAACAACCCTATTAAATATATGAAAATTTCTATTCCCATTCCCGAAAATTACAGTTTGCCAGAGGATGTTGAAGATGGTGGAGTTCTGGAAGAATTAGTTACCTTTCGTGTTGAGGGAACCTCCCTTGTCCCCACCATGCTTGCTGGTGTCGAGATCCCGATGGAAGACACCGAAGACGAAGCTGTCGCAGAAATGGAAGACGAGGAGACGGAAGCTGCTGGCCCTATGGCTGGCATGGGTGAACGAATTATGGGCATGGCCTAACCTGTAAGGGTTCCATAGACTATGGCCCTTCCAGTATTAGATGCTGTTTTTGCGTCCTCGGCAGATTTGCCAAGGCGACAGATGTTATCCAAATGGCTTGTTGAGCAGTTGGGTTCGGGGTCGATATCGGAGTTCTACACGCTACCGGAACGCCTTATTTGGGCAAAGATTGCCATAGCTGCCGGATGCTCCAAATTTGAGGTAGACTACATCAGCCTACCTGCTCGTTATGTGTGGAGTGATATCTACAATGCAGTGGCGGGTGGGGCAGGCATTCACAATGACTGGAGCGAGAAGGAGGCGTTGGGTCATATTGCCGCCGCCTATCGCGGAGACACGGCAGACCCCGCATTAGTTGCCACCTATATTAACTGGCCGTGGAGGTATCAGGTAGCGGCTATTATCAATGATTTCTATGCACCCACATATCTGGTAGCTTCTGGAGGCGGGATTTGGAAGCTTACAGTAGACAGCGATGGTATTGTTACTACAGAACTTGTTGGGTCTGGGAGCGGGGTTGCTTCTGTGCTTGTCAAATCTCCCAATTCTAGTGTATTTTCTTTGACTGTAGATAACAGTGGTATACTTACAGTAACGCCAAGTGGATCATCTACAACCCGCCAATGGATTTCCTATCTATCTGGAAGCAATATCTTCTTGATTAAGGTGGACAATAGTGGCATCCTAACAACCGAAAAACAATAAGGAATCCCGAAAAAGCTAAATGAAATACACTATCCTTGCGGCAATCGCTCTTATCGGGCTCGCCTGTTCCGCCCAGTCCCAAACTATAAAATCTTTGGGCTACGATACAACCAATGGTAAGGTAATTTATGGTGGGACCAATGCCCTAACCTTTACCAACCCATTGCAGTTTGATAGCGGGGTTCGCGCAGCCACCCGCACCAACTTGGGCGCAACCACGGTGGGTAATGCAGTATTCACGGCCACAAATGCCGCTGCCGCTCAAGTCGCCATCTTTGGCACGAACGCAGACATCAACAACTCAAGCGGCCTCGCAGGGATCTCACTTTCTGACGGTCAAACAAAACTGCTCAGTGCTATCTCCTTTCCGTATTTGGGCGGTGCAACGGCAGCAGCTACCACCCGCACCAACCTCGGCCTCGGAACGACCAACAGTCCCACCTTTTCTAATCTTACGTTAAGCGGAACGCTTGGGGTAAGCAACACCGCCACCTTCGCCACCAACGTCTCAGTCGCAGGCTCCCTGTCAGTCGGCTCGTTCACCACCACTACACCCTCCACATGGGCTCTGGACGCCACGCAAACCGCCGCCGCGACCAATGGACGCCTGACCCTTCCAAGCAACGCCAACGTCATTCGGCTGACCAACAACAACGCGATAAGCTCGGTCACAAACGGCGTCCTCGGTGCGTTCTACTATCTGGTCAACCAAGCGACCAACGCCGTGACCATCAGCAACGTGGGCGGCATCACGATTGACGGCGCACAAAACTTGACGCTCTCGCCTAATGAATCGGCCACCCTCGTCGCCACCGGGGCCACCAATGTCTCGGTTGCCAATCGCGGCGATCTGACGGATGTTGCCTTGGGAGGCACGGCGAACACTGCGCCTTCGCAGACGGCGAGCAGTGGGTCGAGTTTGATGACGCGGGATTTGGTCGATACGGCGCAACTGCGGACCTTCAACAAATACGCAACATACGAAGTCTTCAATTTTACCACCAACATGCTTACTGCGATTGGAGGAACCGCGTCACCAAATAGTTATACCGGAACATCAGTGTCCCTACCGTCATGGGCCTACGCTCCAGCAGCGGTTGACGGCGCGACAAACCACCAAGCACTGCGCCACCAATATGGCGCGCTGTCCAAGGGCAACCGCTCTTTCAAGAACTGGAGCAAGCGCAATGTGTTTGCTTTAAGAATCCAAGACTTGGCTATAGGCGCAGGGACTGTGCGAATCTACTACGGTCCCGTGGCAAACACATGGGCGGGAGGCAGCTTGGCCGTAAGGGGTTTGGGCTTTGAGTTGGTGGGAAACAGTTTGTCTGCCGTCGTCCACAATGGGACAACAAAAACAACGTCCTCGGCAGTTACGACAGCCAACTTCGATGCGGTGAACGTGCTTATGGAATCAGATGGCGCGGGCGGAGTGCGCTGGTGGGTCAATGGCGTCGAGCAAACGGCTCTTACAGGAGGCCCAACTGGAAATGGCGGCGAAGATTCGCACGGCATTGTGACCGAAGCAATAAACCCAACGCCTTATGTTGCCGACACTGTTGTGTGGATTGAGGCACTACAACTTATTTCAGAATTATGAAACTCCTCCTCTCAAACAACCAGCTAACCCGCTACTCCAACTCCGGCGCATACGCCACCACAACCGCCATCCCTCTTGACGGCCCGCTGGCCACAACCGCGCAGACCCTACTGGCATGGCTCCAGTCGCAACTCGTCGAAGGCGAGTCGGTGGGCCAAGTCTTTATCGAGCCAGACGGCACACACTCTGACTACGAGACACAAGTGGACGCCGAAGGCATCGAATCGCAGGTCGCCACCAGCACCCGCGCCAAACTCTCCGCTGCCGTGACCGCCCACGCAGCCGCCGGATCACGCAGCGTTGTATTCAGCAGCGAAGCCCTGCCCGCCGAACTGCGGGACGGCCTGCTCGCGGCATGGGCAGCAATAGAAAGCATTTAAGCCATGACCATTTCGCCAAACAAATGGGAGTTGGATGTGCAGGGTTATCTGAACGTCTGCAACATCACCTCGGCCACGCCTCGCCAGCAGATCAGAGATTTTGCCAAAGGGGTCAATGACCTTGGCTTGTGGAACAGCATGGTCTGTTGGCCGTTGAGATCATCGCAGAACTATGGGTCTGGCGACACCGTGTATTCGTTGGGTGGGCTTGGGACGTTCAACGGGACGCGGGTCAATGGGCCGACTTGGGAAACCTATGGCATTCAATTTACTGCCGGATCACCTTCGCAAGCCGTAACAATAGGTTCGCTTTTTAACGACACCAATGATCGGTTTTTATTTGGGTGCGGAAGGGCGACCACAAACGCTGAAAGCAACGGAGCAATCGCTTCTTGGCTAAATTCCCCCGGTATAGGAATTTTTCCTAGTGCTAACAAAACCGCAGTCTTTGGCGGTGGGATGGTAAAAGATTTTTTTGGCACTTTGGCAGTAAGCCAAAGGGTTTTTGTGGGCTTTTCCGCATCAAGCACAAGCATGACCAGCTTCCGAGACGCGGCAACAACAGACACCACGGCTGGAACCTTAATAGCAGAAAGTGGATCGCTAACATTAGGTCGTTATTCGGAAGGCAATGCCGAGCTAACTGGAGACATTAGCATTGTTATTGCAGGCAAGGGCCAAACCCTTGATCTGGCAAAATACCAACAGCTTTACACCCTCTACAAAGACACCCTCGGCACTGGCCTCGGACTCCCATTACCATGAGCTACGAACTAACAGAACGCACTATTGCCGTAGCTCCCGAAGCCGTGGCGACCTTGTTCCCTGCGCTCAATGCCCAATACGGCGAAGACCTGTCCTACGGCAGCGGTAGCACGCGCACCATTGGGGCTTTTTGGAATGACGCGGAGAAGACCAGCATTTATGCGGCGTCAATGCTGCGCGGCAACATTGTCGGCCAACCGCTCACAGATGGCCGCGTAGCCTTCACTTGCCTCTGGCAAAGCGACCTCGCCGCTGCATTTGATGCTGGCGGCATCGAGGGCGTGCAGGAGTTAAGCGCGGAAGAACTGGCTGGGCTGACGCCGATAGCGGAGGTCATGCCGTGAGTATAGAGACGGTGCGTAATGAGCGAGGGGTAAAGCTCACCATGAGTGAGTTGATTGCGGGAGTCGGGCTTCTCATTGCCGTATTAGCCGCCCTCAATGGATGGATTGTCCTTCCTGAACAAGTAAGGGTAGTGCAAAACAATGACGCCAAACAGGATGCCCGAATTGAAATTATACAAAAGGAGGCCGTTGTCCGCAATGAAACCCTAGCCCGTATCGATGAGCGCACTAAAAGAATCGAAGAATATTTGCAATCCAAGGGATTCTAGTCTAGCCTTAAACCTATGAAATCACTATTCGCAAAAATCTGGGGAATTACATCCTCCGTCTTTAACTTCTACCTTCCGATCCTCAAGGATATCGCTTCCTCTTCTGTTGCGGCGTTGCTCCCCATTGCTCTGGAAATCGTCCAGTCCTTGGCCGAAACCAAAAAGACCGGATCTGAAAAGCGTGAGTTGGCAGTTAAGAGGCTGACCTCCGAAGCAAAGAAGCTAGGCTTTTCCGCCTCTGAATCCATTATCCGTTTTACTATTGAGTCCGCTGTCCAGCGCAGTAAGATTGAGTCCCAATGAAAGACCGCATCCTAGCCTTTCTAGTCAGCAAGTTGGGTGGGGTAATGACCCCAGTTATCGCCGTTGTGGTTGGTGCTGCTATCGCCCAACTCGCCATGGTAGACCCCAAGCTGGCCGAGTCTGTGGATCAGGTTAGTCTTACGGGGTTCTTGGTTGCCCTCATCCTTTCCTTGGTCAACTACTTTACCAACAAGGTAAACGTCAATGGGATCAAGAAGATCCAAGCCTTGGTCAATACCGATGTTGATGGGGTTGCGGGGCCTTTGACCTACACTGAGGTTCGCCGTGCCGTTACTATCAAGAAACCAGTACGCCGTAAAAGCAAGTGAGACTCTCCCATGAACTACTCAAAGCTATCCTCGTCCAAACCCCGCCTGAAGAAGATCGCAGAAATTTCTTTGTACGCCTCCTTACCTCCCTCAAATTCGGGGTCAAGCTATCCTACAAAAAAGGAAAGGTTGCCAGACTCTTCCGAGTCGGAGGTGGAGCAGATTTTTAGGCGTTGGGATATTGGCAAACGAGTTTGTCGCTGTTGGTAGTCTAACGCCCAAATGTGGCAATGGATCTCAAATCTTTTCGTAAGGAAATCAAGCAGTGGCCAAGTGCCATCCTTGCCGAGTACTTCATCGCCCTCCAGCGAGAACTCAAAACCCGAGCCATCCACCAAGAGGGGCTATCCAGAGGTAGGGTTCACAACTCCGAACAAAAGCCAAAGGAAGATAAGACCAGAGGCCATCGTCCTCCACCACAGCGGAGGAAGCTACAACGGCGGGGTAAGCTGGATTCGCAACCCCGAAAGTAAGGTTTCCTACCATTGCCTGATTGCCCGAGACGGAAGAAGGGCAGTCTTTGGAGAAGACACCGACAGGACATGGCATGCTGGAATAAGCAAGTGGAAGGGGCGCGGCGACCTCAATAGCTGGTCTATCGGGGTTAGCTGGGAAGGTGACACCTACACCTATCCCTTGGGTGATACCGCCATTGAGTCTGCCCTTGACTACATCGTACCCCGCATGAAGAAGTGGGGCATTCCGGTCTCTATGGTGCTGGACCACCGCATGGTCAGCGGACCCCGAAAGAATGATATTGCACCAATCCAGTATGGAGTGTTTATTGAGAGACTCATAAAGAGACTTAAAGACGATGAGCAAAAAAAGTAAACCTCCGAAGCCCCGCTTTCAAAAAAAAGACGAACCCTGCTATTACTGTGGGTCAGAAAATATTGAACAAATCTATATCCATGATGTCGGAGTTGTTCGGATATGCAAAGAATGCAAGGAACAGCAATAGGATGGCCGACCACTCTCCAGAGATGCAGAAAGTTCTGGATCGACTGTCTAGGGAGCTTGTTGAGTACTTTGAATCCGGCATGGTTGTTGCCACCTTTCAGGACGGGTCTACCACCAAGAATGCCTTTGTCAAATTTGGTAACGAATACGCAGTCGAAGGAATTGTTGCCAACATCCACGATATCCTCTACGGTCAAGATGAGGATGACGATGACCTTGATGACGGAGACCTCAAGAAGGTAATTAAAGATGGCTAAAGGAGTACTGAAATTTGCCTTACCCGAAGAACAACCAGAATTTGAGTTGGCTTGTAAAGCAGGGGATCTTCTTTTTGTTCTTAATGGGTTTGCTAATCATCTTCG